TACAGGTTGAAGGCATCATCAACGAAATCCGCAAGCAGGTTCAGCCGCAGCTTGCCCCAGCACCGGAAGCACCCCCAGAATGAGTTCCAACCTGAGCGAAGCCGACATGGACGCCATTGCCGAACGCGCGGCAGACCGGGCTATCCGTAAGATGTATGAGCAGATCGGCAAATCCGTGGCCCAGAAGGTATATTGGGCTATTGGTATCGTAGTGGTCAGCATGATGTTTTGGATGGCTGGTATCACCGTAGCAAAACAATAGGAGAATTTCATGTTTGCAGGTAAAAAGACGTACATCACTGCCGCCCTTGCCGTTATCGCGGCCATTGGGGCGTACCTGACCGGCGATGCCACTGTGGCCCAGACCGGCCAGTTGGTATTTTCGGCCTTGCTGGCAGCGTTTATACGCGATGGCATCAAGAGCTAATGCTGGCTTTCCTTGCCCCGTTCTTTCAGCTTCTCAGCGGCCTTATGGGCTATTTCCGGGATAAAAAGCTGACAGACGGGGCGGTGGCCGAAGCTACGGTTCAATCATTACGGACGCAATTGCATGACATTCAGAAGGCAAATCAGGCTAGGGACGCTGTTCGTGCTGCTATTGCCGCTGATCCAAGCTTGCTCCGCGCCGCAGACCCCAATAGCCGTGACTGACTTTTGTGCCATTGCGAAGGTCATCCAGTTCTCCCGGCTGAATGACACGCTGGAGACTATTGCCGCCGTGAAAGAGCATAATGCGGTCTATGAAACACTGTGCCAGAAGGCCCCATGAAACCGACCTTTGACCTAGCCATGCGGCTCCTGCTGCGCCACGAAGGCGGCTTTGTGAACCATCCCAGCGACCCCGGCGGCATGACCAATCTGGGCGTCACACAGCGAACATGGGAAGCCCACACGGGCAAGGCTGCCACGGAGGCAGATATGCGGGCTTTGACGCAAGAAGCCGTCCAGCCGGTCTATAAAGCCCGCTATTGGAACACAATCCACGGGGACGACCTGCCGCACGGGGTGGATTATTGCCTGTTTGACTGTGCGGTCAATTCTGGCCCCGGCAGAGCAGTTAAACTGGCCCAATATGTCCTGCATCAGAAGGTCGATGGCAGTCTAGGCAAGAACACATTGGCCGCAATCAAGGCGGCTGATCCAGTCGAGCTAATTGAGGACTACAGCCAGCGCCGCCTAGACTTCCTCAAATCCCTAGATACTTGGCCGACATTTGGCAAAGGCTGGGGCAAGCGGGTGTCGGAAGTCGAGCTAGAGGCTAAAGCCTTTTCACGGAACGGGTCAATGTTGGCATAGGCTTGTAGCATACTTCCGCGTGTTCCAAGCAGTATGGACGCCCCCGGTGCCTTGGCTTGCCGCAGAACAGCATATCTTCGTCCTCGCCAATCGGATAGCGGCAGTTATTGCTGGTTAGCTGCATCATCGTGACCAACGGCATATCCGTGGCCTTCACATCAGGCGGGGGAGGCTTAACCGCCCTGATAATCATCCTGAACGGCCTAGCCGCTGGCTTTATGAACACTTTGGGCCGGGGCGTCAGGTCAGTCGGGGCTTTTGTGATCTTCTCGCGGCGGGCTTTGCCAATACAGGCGTTCCTGCTGAAGCCCAGAATATCGCCTATTTGCTGGAAGCTCTTGCCGGTTTTTGCCAATGCCCGCAGCTTATCAAGCTCCTTGGCGGTCCATTTTTTTGTTCTGTTCACGAATAGCTCCGCGTTTGTGTGATCCTAACCGCGTCCCCATCGACTTCGAGCGTGAGCAATTCACGCACAATATCCATAGCGCCTTCAAAGCCGCCCGGTTCTGTGTCGTCATATTCAACGTCAAAGTCGATGGAAACGCGGATAGATTTCATCAGTAATTGCCGCCTACGGGATTAGCCGCGCCAACAGGGGCAGCGGTCACGGTAGACGCACCCGGCAGGACATGGCCGCCGTCCCAAGGGGACTCATTCAGCGGCCCAATGCAGTCGGCCAGAACAGCGCCATTGACGGGCTTGGCCCGCTTGACGCAGGGGTAGGACCACATATTGCTCATGCCCAGACCACGGCCAGCGGCGGTGGTAAACGTCCGGGGAACAGCCGGGACAACAGCCCAGCTTGGGGCCTGTGGGTAGCTGGTGGCCGTGCTGAACAGGCTCCAGACGCCGCCGGGGACTGCCGGGGCCTTGCAGGAGCCGGTCAAGTGCAGATCGGCAACACTCTCGCCCTTCAGGACTGGGCAGACTGCATGGCCCTGTAGGAACGTCTTGCCGCCGACGATCATAGTCTGGCCGGTGGCTTCCGTGCTGGAGGCGGCACACAGGGCGTATTCGCCATGGCAGATGCCCAACTGGGGCGCGGCATAGGCGGGGGCTGCAACGCACAATACGGCAGCGGTGAGCAGGTATCGGTTCATAGGTGTTCTCCTTGGGTTAAAATTTAATCAATGCACAGTAAATCACGAAAAGAAACCCCCGCCAGTTTCCCAGCGGGGGCAGCGGTATCAATCGCCATCACACCATTCGCACGGTCCTTCACATGGCGTTGGCTCGCCGTACCATTCAACGCGCTCGGCCATGTCTGTTATGGCGCTTTTTACATTTTTGGGGATGAGCGGCACCCTAGAGTTGCAGCGATATTCATGCACAAACTCATGCAAATCACCGTCCCAAGTAGTCCGGGTTGGTGCTTCAAGCATGAGACAAAATCCGTCATTTTCTAAAACACAGCCCGAATATTGTTTTTCAATAGATGTTTTGAAGTCAGCAATTATTTTAGTTATTTTTGTGGCCGCATTGGTCATGAGCCACCTTCCTTTCTTGATCACAATGTCAAAGAGCGCCGGGGTTGCAGCCCCGGACCCAACCGCACCAAGCGATTGATGGAGACATTGTAGCAAACGGGTTTTCCGGTTTTGGTCATGTGCAGTTGCTCATTCGCATTTTCATTGGCTCAAATGAATTTTGTAATGCAATCATCAATGGGTTAGCCCAAAAGATTTCGCTTTTTTGCGTTGGCGCTTGATGTACTGCACCGCATTTTGCGTTTTGCGTCCTGATTTTACTGTGCGAAATGTGCGACAATGTGTCCATCAGACCCATACTTGGCAATCAGAGCCGCATCAGACCGCCCGTCATCCTTCTTGCGCTGGAATAGCTCCGCGCTGGCCGGGAATAGCTGCATAGCCCGCTCCCGGCTGCCGTCCTTGCCGTCCCTGACGCCCATAGCCTTCTGCCAGCTTTGCGGCGTGACCAGCGTGGTGGGAATGTCGAACGCCGCTAGGACGCCTTCTATGATGCCGGCAGACCGGCCAAAGCTGAATACTGAGGATACCCCCTGACCCGCCATGGCGTTGACCTTCTCTAGGAACGCCGCCTCGACATGGCGTTTAACCACCATGGCCGCGACTAGCTGGGGGCTGACTTCCCGCTTTTCCTTGCGGTTCCGCAGGACCGTCACGGTGGGCATATCCTCCACCGCGATGACGCCGGTATTGGTGTCTAGGAACGCCAACGCGCCTGACAGGCCGGGGTCTATGCCTAGGATGATCATGGTATTCCTTTAATAATAATATGCATCTGTGTCGCCATAGGTCTTAGCCCTAGCATTTTCCACGGCAAAGAACTGGGTAGAGCATTTAAAATCAGGCACCAACAAGGTCTTGGGCGATAGGGAAACATCTATGATCCGCAGCCTGTTGTTTGGATAGGCGCAATACTGGCCGTTTTCCAGTTCTACAATGTTCATGGACTTATGCTCGCTGGGCGTCTCGCTCGTCGAGTAGTCAATGGTGTCTGGCGCGGCGTGGTAATTGTCCAGTGTGCAGACGTATGTGCCACGCATAGACCCGCCAGACTTCAGCCTAGCCTCGTATGACATCGAGGCGGTGAACTGTTTGATTACAGACACCACGCCATAATCCATGCAGTTCCAGAATTGCAGGTCGGTCAGCGGCAAATCCGGGTCAGGCATTTTCGGTTCAGTCACGAAGGCTGATATCGGCAGCTTGTCAAACATCGCACCGTAATGCGGCAGGTACGTCTCAAAATACAGCGCCCTGCCCGGTATGCTCTTGGCGCTAACCCATATGCCCTTCACAAACTCGCCATGCCCGTCCTCTAGGTCGCGCAGGTATTCCTTGCGGACCCAGACGTGCTGGGCGGGCAGGTTTGTGATGAGATAGGACACAACGGCTCCTTATGGATTTATGCACTTATCATAATCGGCAGTACTGAATTTCATAATGTCTATATGCACAACGCTCTCTATGTCCTTCGGGTCACCGCGATCATATCTGCCGCCCACGGATACGGTATGCTCTACTGGAACGGTCACATAACCAAGATCATCCGTCCATTGCACCAGCAGAACAGAAACAAAGCCCATATCGGCCCAATTGCACAACGCAAGATATTTATGATGGCTAATCATATAGGTAGGGTATCTTAGGCGTTCATTCTTGCGAACTTTGACTTCTACAACAATCCTAGCATTGCCGTCCCGAAACAAAATGCTGTCAGCGCGGGCGGCCTTGGGCAGACTGATAAAGTCACAATCTAATTCTTGGCAAAACTTATTTAGTGCCGCCTTTTCGTTGTCTACATCATGCCCGCGCTCGTATGTCGGGCGTATCACTTCGCCTCCTCATGGCCCAGCACTAGGTTAAGCAGCCGGTACGGCCATATTTTCGCCATAGCGCCCCGGCTCATGCCCCGCGCTGCGCTGGACCGGATCAGGTCAACAGACTTGGCATGGTGCTGGACATACACGAAGTCCTCATTGCGGGACTGACGTTCCGTAATAAAAACGTGTAATGGGCTGCCGGGTT